ACCGGATTTATCGTTCCAGTTGGGAACTTCGTTGCCGCCCAGAATACCGGGAACTTTCCAGTTTGGGAGGCTCTGCGCCGTCTTGTTCTTGACGTTGATCGCGATCCCCTCACCCGAAACGAGCGACTGGAACTCCGCCTGTTCGAGTGCCAGGTCACCTTTGACCTCCGGCGCGACGAACATCAGCGCGTCCTTGATTGCCGAAAGCCCGAACTTTCGCTCGATGTTGTTGCCAAGTGTCTTCACATCTTCGCTTTGATAAAAACGCTGAAAGACGTTGTTTATCAGGGTACTCTTTCCACTTCTCGCGATTCCTTTCATGAACGGTATAACCTGCCACTTGTCTAATTCTGAAACGTCGTAGCATAACCTACCTCCCATCACGTAGGCCCACTTTTGCACATCCTCTTCGAAACCCTGGTATTGTAGGATGGTGTCGAAGTTGGGTGTGGGGATATGGAACCAATCGTCGATATGCGAAAAGTCGATAAAGTCTTGATCGAAATACTTACAGGAGATGATGGAAGGGTCCAGGACTCGAAAGTCGTGGCTGTCGTACGGGTAAAACTTGCAGGTCGGATGACCTTTGTTTTGTGGGCCGTCCTCTTTTCCACAGAAGAGACCGTTGCGAAACGACCAAACGTGTCTCCTCTTCTCTATGGCCGGAAACTGGGGATCGTAGCAGTTAGTCAGGTGATTGGCCACGTCCTTGTAACAACCACCTTTACTCGTGAAATTTTTCCAATTTTCAAACTCATCATCTTTCGGTGCGAGAGAATACACAAACTGGATGATTTCGAACTTGGGTTTCCAAGCGCGCGTGCCGTATCCGGAAGGACTGCGAATCTCTTCGTAACACGAGTCATGGTATCGTCTCAATCCCTGTCTGTGCGCCTCCTCCAGGGAATGAATGATGCACTTCTGGTACGGACTGCACTTCTCGACTTCGTCTTCGTCCATGGCAAGGGGGTCGGAGAAGCAGCTGATGAGAGGTTCGGCCGTGGGATTGACTACACGTTCGAAAGCGTTCCAGTGGCGCCTGACGTTGTCAAAACCATCTTTGAGTTGTTTTCCGACCGAGTTGACCCTCTTCAAGAGGGTGATACCGTCTTCGTCTGGTTTGTTTTTTATGTTCAGAACACCCATCCTCGTTCGAAGGTTGAGAAGGTACCGCCTCTGACGATCTTTGATTCCTTTTATGGCACGAATGTCTATTTTTGAAATGAGGGGTTCGCCATTGTGGTCCCAGTGGTCCTTGTGGATGAATTGTCTGTACCCCAACTCGCGGGCGTTGCGATGACAGCTCCGCCTGAGATCCCAAGCATTTTCAAAAATTTCTAGGGTTGAGATTATTTGTTCAACATTCATAGACTCGATTGACCGTTTCTCCAGCTCCAGTAGTGCTTGGTAGCGATCCGGTTCGTCATCGATGAAGTGAAGTTCTTCCATGTTACATATTATACAAAATTTCTCCTTAACTGATTTTATCCCTTAAGTTCGCTGAAAATTTTAACCAGTATCCTATTTTGGGTCTGAAGCTGCTGCCCGATCGCGACCAGAGCGGTGCAGATCGTGTCGCCCTCGTCGGTCGCGAGGAGCGATGTCATCAGAGACGCGATGTCAACTTCATCTTCGAATTCCATGAGTTCGTCGTCGTCGATCTCCTCGTCGTCGTCGATGATCTCGCCTTCCTCCATCTGGTCTTCGGGAATTTCTTCAGGCTGCGGCTTGGTAGACATTTAAAATCTACTGAGAAAAATCGAGACGAAAATTTCCGCGCGCGTGGACATGGTCCAAAATTATTTTCTCTGCTTATAGTACAACAACTTTCAAAATGGCTGGCGGACTCATGCAGTTAGTCGCCTACGGCGCGCAGGACGTGTACCTCACCGGTAACCCCGAAGTTACCTTCTACCAGGCCAAGTACAAGCGCCATACCAACTTCGCTATGGAGAACATCGAGCAGACCCTCAACGGCAACCCCGGCAACTCCGGTCGCGTCTCCGTGACCATCGCCCGTAACGGTGACCTCGTCGGCGAAATGTACGTGGAGCTCGAGTCCAACGCGGCTTCCGACGGTGTCTCTTGCTGGATCGCCGAGCGTGCTGTCTCCTCCGTAGAATTATCAGTGGGGGGTCAAAGGGTGGACAAACTCTACCAGAAGTACTGGCGTCTCTACTCCGAGCTGTACTACGACGAGGCGAAGAAGGCTCAGTACTCCAAGATGACGACCGCCAGCGACGGCAACAAGGTGTTCCTCCCCCTCCTGTTCTTCTTCAACAGGAACCCGGGGCTCGCGCTGCCGCTCATCGCACTTCAATACCACGAAGTTCGTGTGGACTTCGACCTCGCGTCCGACTTCACCACCTACTGCAACCCCGGCACCTTCAAGGTATATGCCAATTACATCTACCTCGACACTGAAGAACGTAGGCGTTTTGCCCAGAAAGGTCACGAATACCTAATTGAGCAGACGCAACACACTGGTGTTGATACAGTTGAAGCCACCGGAACCAAGCAGATTCGTCTCTCGTTCAATCATCCGGTCAAGAGCCTGATGTGGTGCCTTTCCGGCACCGGCGCGGACTCTCTCTGGAACTTCGGTAAGGATGCTGGCGTCGGTAAGATCGCTCTTTCCGCCGACCCCTTCTCCGTCTCCGACACCTCCAGGAACACCATGCCCATCACTGGCGCTACCGGTGTCCCCATGGTCATCACCGGTGGTACCGGCACTGCCGCTGTTACCGATCGTGTGGCCTGGACCGAGGAGGCTCAGGGTGCGATGACCGACTTCAAGCTCGTCCTGAACGGTCAGGACCGCTTCAAGGCTCAGGGTGGTAAGTACTTCAACCAGGTGCAGCCCTACCACCACTTCACCGGTTCCCCCTTCCCCGGTGTGTATAGTTACTCTTTCGCATTGAAACCCGAAGAACACCAGCCTACCGGCACGTGCAACTTCAGCCGCATCGACAACGCGCAGGTGTCCATCACCACGGCCGGCGCCCTTAACGCGACCAACCTCCACATGTTCGCGACCAACTACAACGTCCTCCGTATCCAATCAGGCATGGGTGGTCTCGCCTTCTCTAACTAAATACTCATACGAGGTATTTTAGTAATTATCGTTAAAATTTCACATTTAAAAATTGAGACCCAATTTTTAAAGATGATTTAAAATAGGATGATACTCACAGACCAGATAATTCGGTACCTCTCCAAAGATATTATGTTACCGACACGATGTTATGCGACCAAAAAGCAAATCGTGTCTGTGAGGGATTGCTGTGATTGTAAAATATACTGTAAGAAACCACCGAAGGGTTCGGTACCCGCCTATGCGTTTAAAACTTCTAAAGCGAATATGCATAGATAAAGATAGAGCTGTCCTCATGTGTCTGGACATATGTGACCCCCCTGTCCAAAGTAACTAGGGTTCTAATAAAATATCTAACGCAGATCTTTATCCGCCGTATAATACGTCTTCCCCTTAACTACAAAACTATGCACCCTCGCGTACCCCCACGCTTGTGGAGAAGCTCCCGGTCGATGCCCGGTTCTCCACGCAGCGAGTCCCCTATTGTAGATGGTCTTCACAGTCTTCAGAGGAATGCCAGTAGCCTTCGCAATATCTGGCAACGACTTAACATCTGAGCCGTACCTTTTCCGGAACTTTTGGGTGTAGGAGGAAGTCTTCGTCTTTCGTCCTTTGTCTGTTCGGAACTTGGTGTAATCTCTCTTGAGCATCTTCTTGTAACGAGTTTCAACCTCCTTGAGACTCCCGAGCCCCCTGAAGTATTTGAGGGGTGCATAGATCTGACCTTTTGTTCTACGCAGTTGCCCAACTTTTCGAGTAATTTGAGCATCGGTGAGGGGCATCCTTACTCTGTGCTCACATTTTTATCGTCACGGTGAAATACGACACCGCGAGAACGTAGGCGGCGAACAACATATCCGAAGGGGTCCAGGTGTACCCCCGGTCCCAATCACCGAAGACGTACTTGGTACACAGGAAAACGATCGCGGGTATGATCAACTCCTTTTTGAAATTGGACCGGTTACGTACGTGATTCAGGAGGTACGAGAGCGTGACGATGAACAGGGTGGACTGGATCATCGTTTACTATTCTTACTTTTCCTTTAGATATTTAATTGCAACTTCGATCGACGGGTAGATGAGTTTTCCGAAGCGGACGCGACCCGTCCTAGGATTGTACCAGCCATCGTGGCCTTTGAACTCTGCCCTGTGGACCTCGATCATATAAAAGAATAACATTATATTTTTATGTATGAGCCTATCAATCATCTGTGGAAACATGTTCAGCGGGAAAACATCCGAGCTTATCCGGCGCCTAAAATGTCGAAAGGCGATCGGTGATAAAATATTGGTCATCAACTC